AGTGCTTCAGGGTCTTTCACCGGCAAGGTTCGCCACATTAAGATCGCTAATGCTTACGGCACAGCTATCTTCTATGGCGACTTCGTTAAGTTGGTTGCGGCGGGAACGGTAGAGAAAGCGGCAGTTACGACTTCTGTTGTTGCAGGCACTGTCGGCATTTTTGTCGGATGCGCCTACACCGATCCTAGCACTAACCAGAAGACCTTCAACCAGCAGTTCCCTGCGTCAACAGCGGCGGATGATATCGTGGCGTATGTCGTCGATGATCCTAAGTTGTTGTTCCAAATGCAGGCCGATGAGGCCGTCGCCCAGACGGGATTGGGAAACAACATCTCAGCAGTTAGCACTGCTGGATCAACCGCGATTGGTCGAAGCAAGAACGCCTTAGATGGCGGCTCTATTGCTACGACTAATACACTACCACTGCGTGTCGTTGATTTCGTAGACGGGCCAAACAGCACCGTAGGTGATGCTTTCACAGATTGCGTCGTTACCTACTTGCCGTTGAGCCATGCTTACGAAACCAAGCTCGGCGTTTAAGGAGACTTGAGAAATGGCTATTTCACGCGCACAAATGCTGAAAGAACTGCTCCCCGGTCTAAACGCCCTGTTTGGTCTGGAATACGAGCGGTATGATGATGAGCACACGATGATTTACGAAACTGAATCATCAGAGCGCTCTTTTGAAGAAGAAGTGAAGCTGTCTGGTTTCGGTGCGGCACCAGTCAAAGCTGAAGGCGCGGCCATCAGCTATGACTCTGCACAGGAGTCATTCACTGCTCGCTATAACCACGAAACCATCGCCCTTGGCTTCTCCATCACGGAAGAAGCTATGGAAGATAACTTGTATGACTCTTTGTCTGCTCGTTACACCAAGGCGTTGGCTCGGGCTATGGCTCACACCAAGCAGGTAAAAGCGGCGAATCCACTTAACAATGGCTTCGGTTCTTATCAGTCTGGTGATGGCGTAACGCTGTTCAGCACAGCTCACCCATTGGTAAACGGTGGCACTAATGCTAACCGTCCGTCCACTGCGGCTGACCTGAACGAGACCTCGCTGGAAGATGCTGTGATTAACATCGCCGCATTTACCGACGAGCGTGGTCTGCTGATCGCGGCACGTCCCCGTCGTTTGATCGTTCCACCCGCGCTTCAGTTTGTAGCAACTCGCTTGCTTGAGACTGATGGCCGTGTTGGTACGTCTGACAACGACATCAATGCTCTTCGTAACAACGGATCGATTCCAGAAGGCTACTCAGTCAATCACTTTTTGACTGATACCAATGCTTTCTTTGTTATCACCGATGTGCCGAATGGCATGAAGCACTTCAACCGTACCGCGTTGGAGACTTCAATGGATGGCGACTTTGACACTGGTAACGTCCGGTACAAGGCTCGCGAGCGATACAGCTTCGGCGTATCTGATCCTTTGGGCATTTACGGTTCACCCGGAACGTCCTAACCCTACGGGGGCTTCGGCCCCCTTTTATTCCTGACTAATTGTTCCACATGGAACATTAGACCGAGCCAAGACAGGAGACTCACATGGCTAATTCTACTTTCTCGGGACCAGTGCGTTCCGAAAGCACCTTCAAAACCATAAGCAAAAACTCCACCACAGGCACAATTACTGAGGTCGCCACTATCGGTGATGGCCCTGTTAGCCTTGCTGATGGGAATGTTACGCTTACCAACGCTACCCACAGCGGCAGAATCCTTCTCGTTCCAGACGGCGGACAAGACAACACCTATACGCTTCCTGCTCCTATTGCAGGCTCTATGTTTAGGTTTGTTTATGCCGGCGGTGCGGCAGATGCGACTGATGCGCTTATTGTTACCCCCGGAAACACTAACTTCTACATAGGCGGTGTTACTTTCTTGGACACTGACAATGAGGTCAGCGCGGTATTTTCTGACGGCAACTCAAACAGTAGCATTCAGCTAAATGTGCCTGCTGGCTTTGATGTGACAATTATTGGCTTAAACACAACCAATTATCAGATTTTCGGCACTGTAACGGGCGCAACTGCTCCCGCATTTGCTGATCAATAATCGTGACGGGGGCTTCGGCCCCCATTATTGGAGGCTGTTATGGCTGATACAGTTACAAGCAACACTATTGAGGACGGCCCCCGCACGGCAATCATTGCGCTTACAAACGTAAGCGATGGCTCAGGCGAGTCGGCTGTGACGAAGATTGACGTTTCCGCCCTCTCTGCGGACCCTGCAAGCAAAAAGGCTTGTAGTGACGTGCAGATTGAATGCATTTGGTATTCCACCATCGGTATGGGCGTAGAGCTGTTGTTCGACGCAACGACCAATGTGCTGGCGTGGGAACTTCCTGCTGACTACTCAGACACAGTAGATTTTTCTGACTTTGTTGGTATTCCGAATAACGCGGGATCTGGCAAGACGGGCGACATCAAACTTACCACCGTGGGGCACTCGTCAGGTGACTCATACAGCATCGTCTTAAAAGTTAAAAAGAATTACGCCTAATGAACCGCTACTACGCTAAAGGCGGCAAGACAAAGACAAAAAAGTCAAAGTCTCGCGTCAATGAGGCTGGTAACTACACCAAGCCTAGTATGCGGAAGCGGTTGTTTAACAAGATCAAAGCTGGGGGGAAGGGCGGCAAGCCGGGGCAGTGGTCTGCTCGTAAAGCACAAATGCTTGCTCAACAATACAAAAAAGCTGGCGGCGGGTACAAAGACTGATGGCGCTCAAGAAGCCGCAAAAGTCGCTTAAAAAGTGGACCAAGCAGAAATGGCGCACTAAGTCTGGCAAGCCCAGCACTCAGGGTAAAAAGGCCACTGGTGAGCGCTATTTGCCAGAAAAGGCAATCAAGTCACTGTCTGACAAGGAGTACGCCGCGACTAGCCGTAAGAAGAAGGCAGATACCAAAAAGGGCAAGCAACATTCCAAGCAACCCAAGAAGGTTGCCAAGAAGACGGCGAGGCATAGGAAGTAATGCGTCAGTATTACAAGTCGGGCGGTCGCGTAGAAAAAAAGTCTATGCCCTGCAACAAGCCAAAGCGGACACCAAATCATTCTAAGAAGTCGCATGTCGTGAAGGCGTGCGAGGGCGGAAAAGAAAAGGTAATTCGCTTTGGCCAGCAGGGGGTTAAGACAAACCAGACAGTAGGTCAGCGCAAAGCGTTTAAGTCGCGTCACGCTAAAAACATCAAAAGAGGCAAAATGTCTGCGGCATATTGGGCAGATAAGGTGAAGTGGTCTCCTAGTAAGACCAAGTCCAAGTCCAAGAAATGGAAGAAGGGTAGCTAAGATGCCAATTAGCAGAGCGCAGGCCGGCAAGCAAACGAAGAGTGCGCCAAGGTCAAAAAAAACACCCCCTCCCAAGTGCCGTAATGGCTTGGCATTGAGGGGCAGAACTCGGGGGCGGGCTGTATAAATGGCTACCAGCGGAACAACCGGCTTTACTCTTGACTTGTCAGACATTGTTGAGGAGGCTTACGAGCGTGCGGGTCTTGAGTTGCGGAGCGGATATGATTACAAAACTGCTCGCCGTAGCATTGATCTGCTTATGCTTGAGTGGCAAAACAGGGGCCTTAATCTCTGGACGGTACGAGACACCACGGTGGCTCTTGTTGCAGGGACAGGGGCATACGACCTTAGTGCTGACAAGTTAGATATTATTGAGGGCTTGCTTCGCACAGACGCGGGCGACAGCTCAAAGCAGGCTGATCTAACAATGCAGAGGATTTCTGTAAGTCAGTATGCTCACCAGACCAATAAGTTAACCCAAGGGCGCCCGCTACAGTATTATGTTGAGCGCAAGCCGACTGGAATCACGGTGCACTTTTGGCCGGTTCCTGATGCCACAACTAGCTACACCTTTGCTTACTACTACATGGACCGCATCGAAGACAGCGGAAGACCGGCGTCCAATAATATGGACGTACCGGCTAGATTTTTGCCGTGCCTTGTCGCCGGCTTAGCTTATCAGATTGCCAGCAAAAGGCCGGAGTCGCTACAACTAGCTCCAAGCCTAAAGCAGATTTATGAGGAGCAGTGGAGCTTGGCGGCAGACGCGGCAAGAGAGAAGGCGTCTTTGTATGTGTCGCCCGGAGGCTATAACAACTTATGAGTAGTTATGTCACCGGAAAACACGCATTTGGCTTTTGCGACAGAACGGGCTTTCGCTACCCAATTAGAGATCTGGTCCGTCAGATTGAAGACGGGCGTTGGAATGGGTTATTAGTCGGTCGAGACGTGGTTGATCAAGACCAGCCACAGCTCAAGCTGGGCGATGTCAACGCCAGCGATCCTCAAGCCCTTAGATTTCCTAGACCCGACGACAGTTTGGATGAAAGTCGAGCGCTTTCTGCGTTTAACCCAGTTGGCGGAGGGAACACTGCCTTGGGTAGCCGTACTGTTGGTCTGGACATGGCTGGAGAAGTGGGCCGCGTAACAGTGGAGATATCTTAATGGCGTTCACTTTTACCACGCTGAAGCAGGCAATACAGGACTATACGGAGTCGAGCGAGACCAGTTTTGTCAACAACCTGACTACAATTATTACGCAGGCTGAAGATAGGATTTTAAAGCGGTGCCAGTTGCCCGACTTTAGGCAAAATGTCACGGCCAGCATGACATCCGGCAACCAGTATTTGGCCATGCCGACAGATTTTTTAACGCCATATTCTCTCGCAATAGATAATTCCGGTTATGACTACCTGCTGTTTAAAGATATTAACTTTATCCGTCAGGCATATCCGTCTGCATCTACGTCCGGCGTCCCCAAGTGCTACGGCCTGTTTAGCGACACTTACTTTCTTATTGGGCCGACGCCCAACAGCAACTACGCGGTAGAGCTTCACTACTTCCACAAGCCAGAATCCATCACTGCGGCCTCTTCTGGGACTAGTTGGCTGGGGACTAATGCAGAGTCCACCTTGTTGTACGGCTGTATTCTTGAGGCATACACCTACCTCAAGGGCGATGCGGACCTGATGCAGTTGTATGCTCAGCGTTACGAAGAGGCAATAGCCAAGCTGGAAGAGCTAGGGGAGGGTTACAACACTACGGATAGCTATCGTAGCGGCGCAGTTAGGAAGCCTAGAACGTAATGCTTGAGCTGGCTGTAGGAAACGTTTCGGTACAGACCACAAGTAATCGCGGGTTTACCCCGGAAGAGGTGGCGGAGCGGTGCTTGGATCGCATTATCAGCGTCTCTGATTCTGCTCCTCGCGAGCTGAAAGATCAGGCAATGGCCTATCGTGAAAGTATACGGGCTTTGTTGCTGTTCTATATGGATGAGGCGATTCGCAGTGACCGAACTACTATTTACAACGCTCTGGTAGAAGCAGGGCAAAAGGATCTAGCCGAGGCTATTAGGAGGCTTTGAATGGCGTTTAGTGGAAATTTTATGTGCACTTCATTCAAGAAGGAATTGCTTGAGGGTGTGCACAATTTTAAAAACTCGGGCGGAAACACGTTTAAGCTGGCTATGTACACCAACAGCGCCTCTTTTACTGCGGCGACAACTGCATACACCACCTCCAATGAGGTTAGCGGGACCGGATACACTGCTGGCGGGGCGTCCCTAACTAGGGTAGACCCAACAACGTCCAGCACCACAGCGTTTACGGACTTTTCTGACTTAACATTTAGCACGGCGACTGTGACTGCTCGCGGAGCGTTGATATACAACGACAGCGCATCAGGAGACCCAACTGTTGTTGTGCTGGACTTTGGCGGAGACAAGACCTCTACAGCCGGAGATTTTACGATTGTGTTTCCTACGGCTGACGCGAGCAACGCGATTATTCGGATAGCGTAATGGCCGACGTTATCGTCCCACTCACCGGATGGGGTCGAGGCAGTTGGAATAGCCTTGCTTGGGGCGAAGGTAGCGTTACTAATACGGGGGCCACGGGCGGTGTCGGCTCTGTCACAGTTACCGCCGATGCGGGCGTGTCCGTCACAGGGCTTTCCGCGACAGGCGGTGTTGGCTCTGCCACGGTTACTGCTGACGCTAATGTAAGCGCTACAGGACTTTCTGCAACTGGGTCTGTAGGCTCGGTTACTGTTGTTGCTGAAGCCAACGTGAGTGTTACAGGGCTTGCGGCAACTGGATCTGTGGGATCGGTAACAACTACCGCAGACTCAAGCACAAGCGTTACAGGGCTTGCGGCAACCGGATCGGTTGGCTCAGTTACCACGACAGCGGACTCAAATGTCTCGGCAACAGGAGTCGCGGCAACGGGCGGTGTCGGCTCTGTTACGATCCAGACTGTAAACAATGTAGACGTTACTGGCGTTTCTGCCACGGGCGGTGTTGGATCTGTCACGACAATTGCTCAGGCAAGCGTGACTGTGGAGGGCGTGTCTGCCTCCGGTCAGGTCGGATCTGTTTTGGTTTGGGGAATTATTATTCCAGATCAAACTCCAAATTATGTAGAGATTGCACCGTCTCAGTCTGCGGGTAATTCAGAAATAAGTCCCTCCCAGTCGGCAGGGTACTCTGCGATAGGCCCGTCACAGTCACCCGGATGGTCCGAGGTGACTCCATCACAAACGCCAAACTATGAAGATATTGCGGCATAAGGGGATTGGTTAATGGCCAGCACTTATACAACTAACCTTGGTATTGAGAAGATTGGAACTGGCGAACAGTCAGGGACATGGGGCGATACCACCAACACCAACTTTGACATACTGGATGAGGCGATCAACGGGATTATCTCGGTCACCCTTTCCTCGGCGGGAAGCTCTGGATCTCCTACAGCCCTGCCCATAACGGATGGGGCCTCATCTAACGGTAGAAACAAGTTTATTGAGTTTGTGGATGGCGGGGATCTGGGTGGTACGGCATATGTGCAACTTACCCCGAATAATGCCGAAAAGGTTGTTCACATCCGCAACAGCCTGTCCAGTAGCCGGTCAGTTATTGTCTTTCAGGGCACTTACAACGCATCCAATGACTTTGAAATTGCCAATGGCGCAGATGTTCTGTTGAAGTTTAACGGCGGCGGATCAGGCGCAACAGTCACTGACGTTAATGTTGACTTAACGGTGACCGGTGCAACTGTTGGTGACGGCGGTCTGTCTGTCAGCGGCCTTACTGACATCAATGGCGGAACAGTTGACGGCACTGTTATCGGAGGCGCTTCAGCCGCCGCAGGCACGTTTACGACAATTACAGGCACCACTATAACCGCCAGCACAGCGGCAGTCCCAGATGCCAGCGACGGCGCAACATTGGGGTCGGCCTCTTTGGAATGGTCAGACCTTTATCTTGCAGATGGTGCTGTTGTGTACTTTGGTGATGACCAAGACATTACGTTGACGCACGTTGCAGATACTGGCCTAACACTCAAACACGCTAATACTGGGGACGACAAGTTTCCCACGTTTTTGTTGGCTACGGGTGACACAGACATTGCCGCCAGCGACAAGCTGGGCGTAATTAACTTTCAGGCACCTGACGAGGGCGCAGGCACAGACGCAATATTGGTTGCCGCAGGCATTGAAGCTGTATCTGAGGGTGACTTTAGCTCCTCTAGCAATGCTACTTCGCTTGTATTCAAAACAGCTTCTAGTGAAGCCGCCGCTGAAAAAATGCGCATTAATAGCTCTGGTAACGTAGGTATTGGTACTACAAGTCCCGATTCAGGGCCGCGACTACACCTTTCTAAAGGTTCTGCTGGCACAGTAGATAGTCATGCAAATTCTGTGCTTACTATAGAAGATGACAGCACAGCTATTTTGCAGTTTTTGACGCCAGCAAATGAAGGCGCTCAAATACGTTTTGGTGATCCAGATAGTAATGGTGTGGGGGTTATAGAATATGGGCATGGGACCAATAATTTAAATTTTCATACTGCCGGCTCAGAGCGTCTGCGTATTGATAGCTCTGGCGGTGTTATCTTCAAAGGGTCTTTAGCAAGTCACCAAACCGATGCGGGCGTTGTTGAGTACAGCAGTAACCTAGTCTCAATGCACAGTTATGGAGCATCATCCGGCACAGGACAAATGCGCTTCTTAACTGGCGGCGGTGCTGGGAGCGGTACGTCAGAGGCCATGCGTATTGATGCCTCTGGTAACGTGGGTATTGGTACTGCGAGTCCCTCTTCTTACTACGCGACTGAATTAGTGGTTTCGGGTTCAGATGAGGGCGGTATAACTTTAGCGGCTGAAGGCACAACTTTTACTAACTACCTTGCGTTTGCCGATGGTACAAGTGGCGATGCCCAGTACAGGGGCCAAGTCAGGTATGATCACAATGACGATAGCATGAGCTTAGTGTCTACGGGCTATGCAAGGATACTTACAGGCTCAAGCAGGGCTGAAGCTATGCGTGTTGATAGCTCTGGTAACGTGCTGGTTGGTTGTACTTCATTTGGCTCTGTCAGCACCGAAGGCTGTCAGCTTGGGAACAGTGGTACAGCAATATTTTCTAATGATAGCGACATTCCTCTTTATTTAAATAGAACCACATCGGGCGTTACCACAAGTCAAACTGTAGTTTCGTTTTTTAGAAACGATGTGCAGTCGGGCACTATTGGTGTGTCACAGGGCGGCACTCCTGCCTTTGGCGCTCCTTCAGACATTCGCCTCAAGGAAAACGTAACAGATCATAAATCAGAATTAACTAATGTTATGGCTTTGCGTCCTGTTAGCTGGGATTGGAAAGATAGCTCTAAAGGTGCAGGTGAAGGCTTTGTAGCGCAAGAGTTAGATCAAACCGCATGGTCTGATCTGGTTTCTGATGGTGAAGATGGATATAAAATGGTATCGGGTTTAGGTGTTGTTGAGACAAGACTTATCAAAGCCCTGCAAGAAGCAGTAACACGAATCGAAACACTAGAAGCCGAAGTAGCGGCACTAAAAGGAGAATAAACAATGGCACACTCATGGACTGTGGCCGCAATGGACTACACCGTCTCACAAGACGGCAAAACAAACGTAGTCAACACCGTACACTGGCGTTGCTCAAAGACTGTCGGAGAAAACTCTGGCTCATCCTACGGCACTGTAGGGCTTGAGGCTCCTAGTGGGTCATTTGTCGAGTGGGCTGACATCACCGAAGCTACGGCTGTTGGCTGGGCTAAAGCGGCTTTAGGCAACGATCAAGTAGCGGCTATAGAAGCGGCTATTGATGCGCAAATTGCTGAAGAAGCAAACCCCACTACCGGAGAAGGGGTGCCTTGGTGATCAGCCTAGAGTTAAAAAAAAGTGAGGGCTAATGGATCCGCTGTCTTTGATTGCGATGGCCTCGACTACTTTCAAGGGCATTCAGACATTGGTAAATCGAGGGGCAGAGATTGAGGCTGTAGCCCAGAAGCTGGGTGCGTGGTATTCGTTCGCGGCTGACATTAAGCAAGCGGAGCGCGAAGCAGAAAAACCGGGAGTCTTTAAGAAGCTGTTTGAAGGCAACACCGTAGAGCAACAGGCGCTCAATAGCGTCATAGCTAAGAAGAAACTGCAAGAGCAAGAAAAACAGATTAGAGAGCTAATTATCTGGGCATACGGCACGGAAACATATCAAGAAATGATAATGCTCAGGCGACAGATTAAGGCAAGGCGAGAGCAGGTAATCTACAAGCAAAGAAAGCGTCAGAGGCTGATTATGGATTCTACAGTTATCGTTTTCGGGGCTTTAATTATCGGCGCAATTATTTTTGGGACTGTATCGCTTATACAGGGGGCGACATGAAAAACATAATAGCGGGTCTGGTTACATTGTTTGTGGTAAGCGCAACAGCACAGACGGTGATACTTTTTGATGACGGGTTGCAGTATACGCTAGAGCCTAGCGAGAAGGTCTATGTTACGAATTACTCCAAGCTGTATCAGATGCACAACTTCAGCAAGGGCGATGTGAAGCTAACCAAGATTTTGCCAACCACCAAGCGTGACTATGTTCCTGTCGAAACTGGCGCACAAGGCGGTGTGGGCACTCCTGAGTGGTGTGAAACATATATACCGTGGTCTGAGGGGCTTACGTTTGACATGGTCACTTGGCAAAGACAGTGCGATGTGAACAATGACGGCGTGTATGACATGTGCGATTACTACCAGCCAACCGGCATATTGTCATTTGAAGAGCTTGAGTGGCAAGACCGCTGTAATGACGGGAACCCTTGGGATGGATCGTGAGCAATTTAGATCGGAAATTCATAGAGTATATGCTGGTGTTAGGGGTGATCTCCGCACTGCTTTTACCCGTGTTGATGGTTTTCTCTATACCGTTCGAGTAGACGCTAAAGACCGCTACAAGAAAGCAAAGAAAGCCCTAAAGCAAGCATGGCATGAGGTTTGGCGATAATGGATCAGGCGCTAATCAACACGATTATCTCTATAGCCGCTGGCGCGTATGGCCTTGTCTTAAAAAGCATGTGGGATACGATCAAAAGCCTCGACGATCAGGTAGGCACATTGCAGGTATCTGTAGCGGGCGAGTACTTAAAGCGCGAAGAATGGAAGGATGATATGCGTCGGCTTATGGAAAAGCTGGATTCTATCGATGAAAAACTCGACAAAAAGGCTGACAAGTGATTGAACTGCTGATTGGCCCTGTATCTAGTCTGCTAGACAAATTTATTCCTGACGCTGACGAACGCAATAGGCTCGCCCATCAGATTGCCACAATGTCAGAGCGACACGCCCATGAAGTCAACAAAGCTCAAATGGAAATTAACAAAACAGAAGCCGCGCATAAAAGTCTATTTGTCGCGGGCTGGCGACCGGCTTTGGGATGGACGTTCGCGCTGGGGATTGCAGGAAACTACATCCTTATCCCTATGGCTAATTTTGCTCTCGCTTTGTCTGATAGCCCTATAACAATACCGCTAATCGACTTAGAGACAATGATGCCTGTGCTCATTGGCATGCTAGGTCTCGGCGGCATGAGGACGCTGGAAAAAACCAAAGGCGTGCAAAGAGAAAAATGAGTTACTTTTCTGAGGAAGAGCTGGCCTGCCAGCATTGCGGGAAATACAAGTTTGATGAGGGCGTTTTAAAAATACTTAACGCAATTCGGCGGGAATTTGGACCCATGCCTATAACCAGCGGATACCGCTGTGTTGATCACCCAATAGAGGTTAAGAAGCAACAGCCGGGGGCGCACTGCACTGGGAAGGCGGTGGATGTGGGGGTAAGCAGGGCTGATGCTTACAAACTGATCGAGGTTGCTTTGGCGCATGGTTGCCCAAGGATTGGCGTCAACCAGCGTGGCGATGGGCGTTTTGTGCATCTGGACTGGGACTATGACCGCCCCTATCCCACCGTTTGGTCGTACTGAGGAGGTGTAGTCGTGCCGCTGTCCAAGATTGCATTTGCCCCCGGAATAAATAAAGAGGGCACCCAGTACACAGCCGATTCTGGGTGGTTTGACTCCGACAAGATACGGTTCCGCAAAGGCCGCGTTGAAAAAATTGGTGGCTGGCAGAAATACATTGCCAGCGCGATTAAGGGCGTGGCCCGTTCATTGATGGACTGGGGCACAAAAGACGGTCAGGTATTTTTGGGAATTGGTACGAATCTAAAGTTTTATATCGAGTCGGGCGGCTCGCTTAATGATGTCACCCCTATTAGGGCTACGACGACTAATGCGGCTACTTTTGCGGCAACTAACGGATCGTCAACTATTACGGTTACCGACAGCTCCCACGGCGCCGCCGCCGGGGACTTTGTAACCTACTCGGGCGCGGCAACACTTGGCGGCACTGTCACTGCGACGGTGCTGAATCAGGAATATCAGGTCAATGTCATTCTTACTGCCAACACGTACACTATAACGGCATTAGACACTAGCGGGGCCGCTGTGACCGCAAACTCCAGTGACACAGGGAATGGCGGGGGATCTGTAACGGCGGCATATCAGCTTACTACGGGACTGAATAGCTATGTATCGGCAACCGGGTGGGGTGTTGGCGCATGGGACGCAGGCGCGTGGGGTTCTTCGACAACGATAACACTGTCAAATCAGCTTAGGCTGTTTAGTCAGGACGCTTTTGGTGACGATTTAATTTTTAATCCTCGGGCAGGTAGTGTCTTTTTTTGGGACAAGTCAGCAGGTTTGTCCACTATAGCGGTTGATATCAGCACCCTGAGCGGGGCAAGCAATACGCCTACAGCCGCGCTTCAGGTAATGGTTTCGGACATAGATCGTCATGTCATTTGTTTTGGCGCAAATTCTATTGGGGGGTCAGATTTAGATCCGCTTTTAGTTCGCTGGTCTGATCAAGAGAATGTTGCAGACTGGACGCCGACGGCGACAAACAGCGCTGGCGGTCAGGTTCTTTCTGTTGGCACTCAGATTATAGGCGCATTGAAGACAAGACAGGAAATAATCATAAGCACCGACAACGGGCTAACGTCCATGCGGTTTGTCGGGGCGCCGTTTGTTTTTTCATTTACCCCAGTGGCAGAGCACGTTCGATTTGCATCTCCCGGTGCCGCTGTTGTGGCGGCGGACACCTTGTACTTTATGGACCCCGGCGGCTTCTACGTTTACAGGGGCGCGGTTCAGAGACTGCCATGCTCTGTCCATAGGTACGTTTTTGACAATATCAACAAAGATCAGATATACAAAGTATTTGCGACAACGAATGCCGATTACTCAGAGGTAACGTGGTATTACCCTATTGGCTCCAACAACTCAGACATTACTAACTATGTGTCATACAACTATTTAGAGCAGGTGTGGTCTGTAGGCACCCTGAGCCGTGGCGCATACATACCGACGGCGACACGGCAGTACCCAATTGCCGCGACAAATGACATTGATAACCCGCTCACCAACTATTTGTTTAATCATGAGATTGGTTATGACGGTGACGGCGCTGAAATTACGGCTTTTGTTGAGTCTGGCGACCTCGGGGTTGGAGATGGCGAGTCGTTTATGATGGTTAACCGGATTATCCCTGACTTTACGTTTACAGGTAACGAGTCTGAGGCAAACATTGAGGTGAAGCTAAAAGGCAGAAACTTCCCGCTTGAGGATGCTTCTGACCTGTCAACAGCAACCGTGACCAGCTCAACAACGCAGTCGTTTGTCAGGGCCAGAGCCCGAGAGCAGATTGTAAGAATAGAGTCTAGCGGCGAGGGCTATGGCTGGTCTCTGGGCGATCTTCGCTTGGGCATTAGAACTGACGGGAGGCGATAGCGATGGCATCCAGACCACTACCCGTGGCTTCGGGGCAATATGACGCGGAAAACGAGCAAATATCTAGGCGGACAATAGAAAACTCATTCCAAGACTTAGAGAATAAGGTTGACGGCAACACCAACAAGAAGAGCAAGCCTTCGTCTCTAGCTCTTAGACGCTTTCAGTTTTTGCTGATGGGAGCGTCCAGTGGCTGATGCGATTAAGGTTCTTGGCCAAGTTGATGTCAGTGCAACCACGACAACTACGCTGTATTCGGCGCCAGACCTAACGCAAACCACCTGTAGCTCACTTGTTGTGTGCAACAGGGGAGGCTCTGCTATTACATTCCGGGTCAGCGTCCACGTTAACAATGCAGGCGCAGACGACAAGCAGTTTATCTTTTATGACGAAGACTTGGCGGCTACCACGTCTAGAACGGTAGTAATTGGCCTGTGTTTGGGTCAAAAGGATGTGGTGAAGGTGTACTCAAGCGCGGCCAATGTCAGCTTTAACTTATTCGGTGTAGAGACCAGCTAACTATGAATCAATATCCAGCCAAGCCAATGATGGATCAGATGGCACAGCATGGGCGCTACGGCGACTCCATGCTTGTGCACATGAACCCTGTTGAGGTTGCAGGCATTGCCTCATTATCGCCGACGGGTAGTTTGACCACTAACCCAGTGACTGGACAGCCAGAGGCGTTTTTGCCGTTGCTGTTTGGTGCTCTTGGCGGGGCGCTTAAATTAGGCGCTCTTGGCACTGGAGTGCTCACAGGGGTAGGCACTGCCGCTGTTACAGGAGATCTCAAGCGCGGCCTGATTAGCGGGCTTACAGCAGGGCTTGCCGCGCCATTGGGTGAGGGTATTGGTAGTTTATTTGACTCTGCTCCAGAGGTATTGGATACGGCCAATGCGGCCACTGCGGGCGCCGAGGCGGCGGCTAGCGCCGCAGACGCGGGCACTGCGGCGCTAGACTTGTCAAACGCCACCTCGGCTATGGATATCACTGACGCCGCATATCAACTGCCAATCGGGGATTTGTCTAATGTCGATCCTAGTCTGTTAGACCCCGGAAATGCGCTTGGTCAGATTAACCAGCAATTGGCTGGGACAGGCCAAACTCTAAGTCAGGCGGGTGTGACCACTGGAGACACATTAGCGGCGCAACTTCAACAGTCAAGGGATCTTGTCGCTTCTACTGGGCCAACCGGCCCAACCGACTTCGCATCGCAACTTCAGGAGACTAAGGATCTTGTTGCATCCACCGCTCCCGTCGCAAGAACCCCCAACATGAGTGATGCCGTTTTCGGTAGAGGCGAAGGCATAGCCCAAGCGGGTCTAAAAAAGCTGGGCGGCATGGGCCAGTTTGTTGCCGCCTCCACTGGTCAGTCCATGTTAGAGCAGATGGATGTGCAAGAAGATTTTGAGCGGGCCGAAAGAGGTCGGATGGCAGAATCTGAGGAGAAAAAGGCACAGTCCGTGGCTGATCTTCAGCGTGGTTTTTCGATGGCGCAACCAAACGCGCCGAGGGGCAGAAGCCCCATGAGAGCGCGCATGGATAGCTATATACGCGACTATGGTACCGATTTGTATGCGGCGGGTGGCGGTCAAATGCCAAGGATGCAAGAGGGCGGTCAAGCTGACAATTCATATCAGGAATGGCAGAATAGCGGATCAGATCTATCTTACGCTGACTGGCTTGCCCAAGGCGGGTCAAGTAAAAGCGACGAGCCCGTCGTGACATCTGCGGATCTAGGTCAATTGGTTGTAGATCCCACGGGCGACGAAGCCGCAGTGCTTGCGATGGCAAAGGGCAATCAGGCCCTGACACCTGCCCAGCAACAGGTGTTAGAGGGCTACTACAACCGTTACGAGCAGGAAAGGCAGAACCGAGCCTCGCAAATTACCGAAACAGACAGTGACTTTGATCTTGGCGCGGTTGCGCGAGATCTTCCAAGTATGTTTGGTTATGCCTCAAGCATGAATCTTGGCGGGATTGATCCGGTTACCATTCAGGCTGGTTTGCGGGGAGAATATGCTGTTAGACCCCCAGATGACTATATGCCCGGATTTGAAGCCGAGTATTCTTATTTTCAAGATGACCCCTACGCGCAAAAAAACCCCTATAGAGGTTACCGGCCAACTACCGGCGGTATTGAGTCGGAGGGCCCATATTTTGATCCCATTCTGGACCGTCAGAGCTACAAGAATAAGCTAAAAGAATATTACAAGACGCTGGCCAGCTATGGCATGGGCACTGGCCCTGATGATCCTGATGATCCTGATGATCCTGATGATGACGATGTGAGCACACCGGGACAGCCTGATGACAAGCAAGGGTACTTCCCAGATACAGAGCACGTTGGGTGGATCTGGACAGGAAGCCCCGGAAAGGCCGATGGTGAGTGGGTTAAAACCTATCGCGGTCAGGTGTTGCCCGGAGGGAGTGTTCCTCAAGTTACGGGCACCGAGAAGCCTACGAGCCCACCAGAAGGGTTTGGTGTTGAGGCCGGAGGCGATGACGCCGAGGGAGGTGATCCGCCGGCAGATGGAAGAGAGCATATAGGATGGATATGGACGGGTAGTCCGGGCCAATCTGGAGGTGAGTGGGTAAAAACTTATCGCGGGCAGACGTTGCCGAGCAGTGTTCCGCAGGTCATGGATACAGAAAAGCCCACTGAGCCCCCAGAGGGCTTTGGGGTTGGCGGCGGGGAAGAGGTTGATCTGTTTCTTCAGCGGGTTGATGAGCTAATGAGTCGAGGGATGACCAGAGAGGAGGCTATCGCGAATCAGGAGTTCGCAATCCAAAGCGGCTACGATCTCAATAATGACGGAGCTGTCACTGACGCAGAATACAGGCAGGCGACCACCTCTGGAGCCGGCGGAGGTGCGAACTCCACTAGCGTAGCTGGCGGGTTTGATCCGGCGAATTTGCCGCCAAATATACAAGAGTTAATTGCGAATGGCTTTGGCGGTATGGCTGGCAACTATGGTCTTGCTGGGTCCAGTGCCCTCACCGCAGGACGCACACCCGTGACGGAGGGACAGGCCCCAACATTTGACGCAACAAGTCGAAGAGGAACGAGGCGTATGGAGGGTGGCGGTCCAACCGAGCCAACGGTGCCCCTCAAGTCTTCTTTAGGGCAGGCGGCAGTGCCCGCTGGAGGAATAGCCGAGGTGGATACGCAGTTCAGCGCAAGCCCCAGCGAGGAAGAGGTGGTTATGCTCGCGGATGCGGTTTTGGGTAAGTCTGAAAACTCAGACGCCATTGTCGAGAGGTTTGTTGATAGGTATGGCCCTGAAATGTTTGCGGCGGTCAGAGACATGATCTTGAAGATGGTTGTGCCGGGAGCCCAGACAAACGGGATGATTCGCGGCAACGGCGGTGGCATGGATGATGCGGTTCCCGGTATGATAGGCGACCAACAGCCTGTTGCTGTGTCACCCGGAGAGTTCATTGTTCCAGCAGATGTTGTTTCTGACTTGGGAGATGGAAGCTCTGACGCCGGATCTGACGAGTTATACGCAATGATGGACAGAGTGCGACGGGCACGCGGCGGCAATGGCGATCAGCCACCCGCAATTGATGCAAGGAAAAATATGCCCGTATGAATATAAGCCTAGTCCCGCCTGAAAACATTATGGATGTTTGGTCCAAGGTCAGGGATTATTTAGAAGAAGCAGTAGCAACATCAAATGGGCGTTGGACGACAGAGCATTTATGCTTTGCCCTCGCCTCTGGACGATCTCAGCTCTGGATCGCATTCGATGATCAGCAAGAAATCATCGGCACGCTTACCACCGAAGTTACCAACTACCCAGCCAAGCGAGTGCTATCCATGCATTTCCTTGGGGGGAAAGACTTTGACTTGTGGTATGGCGAGTTATTACAGCAAATATCCAGATTCGCAAAAGACGCAGATTGTGACGGCCTCGAAGGGGTGGCGCGTTTTGGATTCTGGAAATTCCTAAAAGAGGATGGATTTGAAAAGACATCCGCGTTTTATGAGAAGGGTATGAAGAATGGGTAGCAAAGGTGGCGGCGGTCCAACTGAATCAACGGTAACCCAAACAAATCTTCCTGACTACGCAGAACCGTTTTACCGGAGTCTGCTGGCTCGTACTGGCTATGAGAGCGGCATCCAATACGAGCCGTATCAGGGCCAAAGGCTGGCTTATTTTAATCCTGCCGAGCAAGAAGCTCAGCGAAGATTTGAACAGCTTGGGGTATCTGGGACGCCTGACGAACTGTTAGCGGCGGGTAATATTGCGGCGCAAGTAGGGCAAGGCAATCCGTATGCAGGCAGTATGCTTGCCGCGACTGCCGGAGCCCAAGGGCCGTCAACTTATACAGCGAGGCAGTCTGCCTTTGGTTTTTTGCCCGGAGCGCAGGGCGGCACGGAGGCAATCCTTGCCGGACTCCCAGACGCCTATCAATCTGGATCTCGCCAAGCGGGCTACCAAGCGGGACAGTTTGACCCCGGCTTTGATCCCGGCACAGTAGCTGACCCCGAAGTAATAGATCGTTACATGAGTCCTTATCAGCAACTTGTTGTAGATAGAGAAAAAGAAGAAGCTCGTCGCCAGTCTGGGATTATGGAACAGCAGATGGGCCTACAGGCGGCTGGCTCTGGTAGCTTGGGTGGATATCGCGAAGCGATTATGCAAGCAGAGCGAGAAAGAAACCTGCAAGATCAGATGGGCGATATACAGACGGCAGGCTCTCAGCAAGCGTTTCAGCAGGCGCAACAAGGATTTGAGGCGGACAGGGCCGCAAGACAACAAGCGGCCCAGTTCGGCATGACTGCTCAACAGCAAGAAGACGCCGCTCGACAAGCAATGGAGCAGTTTCAACAACAGTCATTTCAACAGAACCAAGCGCTACAGCAAGCTCAGGCAAGCTCAGGCTTGGACCGCTTTCAAGCTGGCATTGGCTCATTGCAGAACGCAGAGCAACTACGGCTACAGCAGTTCCAAGCAAACGAGGCGGCGCGTCAGCAGGCCGAGCAGATGGCAATGCAGAGGGCTCGTATGGGCGCAGAGCTTGCTCAGTCTGGCTATGGACAGTTATTGTCTGGGGACCAGCAGAGACTTGCGGCGGCAGGCATGATGGGAGACTTTGTTTCTCAACGTCAGGCGATGGAGCTGGAAAGGCTTCGACAGATGCAAGCCTCTGGCCAAATCGAAAGAGAGCTTATGCAACGCGGCTTGGACATCGGTTACACAGACTTCCTGCGACAGCAAGCGTTCCCGAAGGAACAACTATCATTCTACAGCTCAATGCTTCAGGGCGTTCCAATCGCGCCCGGACAGGTCTCACAATCTTACGGCATCACCCCGTCCACTACCCAGCAGTTACTGGGCTCAGGCATAGCGGGTGTCGGACTTTATAACGCGCTAGGAATGGGGGGCCGATAAATGAACCTTCTTGATGCAGAAGACATGATCAAGGGCTTGCCAGATCAAGCCTTAATGCAACAGGCCCAGATGCCTACCGGAGAGATTCCTCAATTCTTGGTCATCTCTGAAATAAAAAATCGTGCTGACATGCGTAAACGCTACGAGGCACAGCTAAAGGAACAGCCTCAAGGCACTGTCGCAGAGCAGGTTATGCGAGAAGGTATTGCTGGCATGCTGCCTCAGCAAGGGGTGACGCCTCAGATGGGCCAACAACCACCTCAAGGTGGGCCGCAGATGCCTCAGCAGGGGATGCCTCCCCAAGGCATGCCTCCACAGGGAATGCTCCCGCAAATGCCCCCTCAGGGCGGGCCACAGGGTATGCCTCCTCAGATGCCGCCACAGGGCATGCCTCCCCAAGGAATGCCTCCGGGTATGCCGCCGATGGGAATGGCCGCAGGCGGGATAGTGCGGATGCAGGGAGGGGGCGTTGCAAAAATACAAAAGCTCATGAATATTCTGGCTGTAGGCGGGGTGACTGCGCCGGATCTTATTGCCCAAGGCTACACCGTTGCTGAAATAGATGCCGCACAAAATCAACTAAGAGAAAGGATGTCTATGCCTGTGGCAGGGATGGGCAATGTCTCAGCAATGAGAGAGATTTCTGACCCTGTGCGAACTCCGCAGATGGGCGCCGGGGATCAGTATGACCCGCCGTTTATTCGCGGTATTACCGATCAGATACCCAGTCTGTCTGGCACATCGCCAGAGCAAGCCAGAGTTGCAGACGCTTATGGCGGTTCGGGCATGCCGTCTCTTTCTGAAAGGGCGGCTGATGCAGTAGATGTGCTCGGTGATGGCGATATGGCTCGTGCGAGAACGGAGATTGCGAGCAATACGCTACTTCCGCCTGACACCGGGGTATTCTCCGATATTGACTCGGCTGTGAGCTCTGCCATACAGGATATGTATGGAATGATTCCTAAGTCATCACCAGATGGTGGCATTGTTGGTAGAGGTCTTGATCGTGCGGGGGGGCTGGGCTCGGAGCTTGCCTCTCAGTTAAGCCCCGAAGGACCACTGGCCAGAGGCATCAGAGATGTTATGGGCTCAGAGGAGGCATCTCAAAGAATTTCCGATGTTTATGATGAAAGTGGAGCCGGCGCCGGTATAGGCCAGTTTTTTAGGGAAATACCCGGAGCGGCTGGCAGGACTTTTGGGGCGGCGTCCTACAAGGTGGCCAATCTCCCGCTTATTGCTGGCGGGGCAAACATGCTTGATCAAATGCTCACTGGGTCCATTGATGACCCTCTCACGCTGGGCGATATTTTTGGCGGCAAAGACAAAGAGCCCAGTCAAGCGGCAGACTTGTTTGGCACTGGCTTTGGGGCTCCGACAAAGCCGGGAACTGATCCGGCGGCCCCCATCGACACACTGCTTAAGGAGGCCCAGCAGGCTAACACCGACTCAAGCGGCAAGGGGTTAGAGAAGACAGGCCCACCCTTACAGGGCACCAACAATCGGGCAGTGCAGGGCACTGGCTCCAGCGCCACGCTATCTCTCATAGACGAAATAATGGCGGACCTAAGAGGCAGGGAGACTCAGGCATCGCCTACTCTTGACCTGTCAGACATACTTGCTCGCTCTGACAGGATGACCAAGGCAAACATTCTGATGCAACTTGGATCTGGAATTGCCGGTGGTGACGTGGCGAAGGGCATTGAAAAGGCTGGCATGGCTGGCGTTCAAGGCGCTCAAGAGGCCGCAAAGATAGAAATGGCTCAAAGAATATCTCAAACCAAGGCCGGCCAAGAAGATATCCGTCGTGGCGAGCAACGTGACCTTGACATTGCGAAGCTTGGTATTCAGAGAGAGCAGGTGGCCACGATGGATCAGCGCCTTAAAAACGAGCTGAGCAAGGCAGAGCGCGTAAGCAAGGGCCAACTGTTTAATTTAGTGTCTGATCTTGTTCAGGAGGCCACGGACGATACGGTGACGGACGACAAGCTGGGCACTGTTGATAAGCTATCTGCTTACTTCATGCAGAAATATGCGCCCTTGCTGGGGATTGATCTTTCTGAAGAGGACTTGGCGTTGCTGGGTAGGACGTATGGCGGCGCAGGATCGCCTGACCCGCTGGGGATTAGAGGGGCTCCTTAATGGCTGGTCTGGACGATTTTCGTCGAAGCTACCCGCAGTACGACGACATATCTGACAAAGAGCTTGCCGACTCGCTTCACGCAAAATACTACTCTGACATGCCGGTGGATGATTTTTATCAAACACTAGGTCTTGACGACACGTCATTTCTCGGCTCTGTGGGTGAGGCTGTGCGTCGCATTCCCGGCGGCTTGGCGCGAGGCATTACCAGTACATTTACAGGCGCTGGACAGCTTATCCCCGGTCTTGATGATGACATGTTGGTGGAAACCCAGCGTGGTATCGATGAGTCCATCAGAGAGACGCTCGGTTACGACCCTGCCTACGACGACAGCAATATCGCCGCGATTGGTGAGGCGGTGGGCCAGATTGGCTCGTTCATGCTTCCCGGCCTTGGGCTGGCAAAGCTGGCCACGGTTGGGCGAGGGGCGCAAACGGCCTTGGGCGCTGGGATAGGCTCCTCTCAGGGGCTTGCCCTCGGGGCGGAAGAGCGTCAACAGGCAATGGACCGTGGCGTTGAAATCTCCGAGACACAGAAGAACCTAGCCAAAGCGTCAGATGTTGCTATCGGCGCCTTGGAAGTGGCTGGTGTCCCGTTCAGGATACTGAAAGGACTGCCTAAAAACTTTGAGGACACGCCGGAAGGTGGCGTCCTGATGCGTCGATTGCGCTCAGCAGTGGCTGGGGGCTTTGCGGAAGGCGCTCAGGAAGCTGTCTCCGGTATCGCTAGAGACATAGCCGCGTCATCTATATATGACCCAGACAGGGAAATTGCCTCAAGCGTTGTTGATGATTTTGCTGTTGGTGCCGGTGCGGGTGGTATCTTTGATTTTGCGTTCAGTCTTGCCACGGGCAAGTATAAGCGCAGAGCCCCAGATGCCCCGCCAGAGATAAAAGAGCCCACACCCGAAGAAGCCGAGGCAGAAAGAGCGGCAAGGGTTCGTGAGGAAGAAAAAGCCGAGGCATTCAAGGAGCAGGAGATTGCGGCGGCAAAAGAGGCGCAACGTGTTCAGGAGGGGCTGGTTGGCCCTCCGACAGCAGAGACCGCAGAGCAGGGCTTGGTTATTCCGGGTCGCTCTGAGCAGTTAAGAGAAGATTTTCAATACGGCAGAGACCTTGGCCAGCCAGAGTACGGTCTGAATATCGAAGAGTCTACAGCAGAAAGAATTGCAAACCGGATCGCCACTAGGCTCAGCTCAAATATGCCGCTTGGGGTCACGTTTGACCCGAAAAAAGACAGAATTACCGCTGATGGCGTTGAATATGGGCCAGCCATCAAGGATGAGCAGAAGCGCCAAGAGGTTGCCAACAGGCTCACATCTAGGGGCCAGCGCCGGCAGGCCGCTGTCGAGGCAATCACGCCGCTCGCAGAGTCTTACAGCCAAAACACTGCGGACCTGCAAAGGGAGGTTCGGGGCTTAGAGCTAGAGACGAAGACACTCAATAGGGCCGTTAATGTCGAGGAGAAAGAGCTAAAAAAGCTATCTACAAGGCGATTTAGCACGCCCGTCACCACAGAGGATGACCTGCTCACGGCGGTGGCGAAGCTGGGCGGCATTGATACTGAGCTTGCGCGTCAGGATGGAATCGAAGCGTCCAGAAACCCAAAGCCCTACGCCGGGAAATACAGGGTTATTAAGAAGGGCGGCTTGTCATTTGACGAAATGGGCGAGTTGCTTGCTGATAACAATTTCTACGCAATAAGGCCGTCTGCCAATCAAGTCTTGCAGGATGTGGATGATGCCCTTAACAAGTTCGATGAATTTGCTCAGTTTGATGAGGGCAAGTTTGCCCCCTCCCCAGACGCATACACCTTCCTTGGCGGCTCTAGAGGCGCGGAAATACAGGCGAAGAAGCGTGACCTTGAGCAAAGATATCAAAGGCTTGACGAGATCAAGTTCAAGATAAAAGAGCTTCAATCCGCAGACACCGCGACTGTGCCAAGTCGCCGGAGTCTTGATTCTGAGGGCGCGTCTAGGACGGAGATAGAGCAAGTCGAAGACTTTCAGCGTCTGGTGGAGGAGACTGCCGCGTCCCAGCCCCCGCTTGCGGATGTGGAGCTTGTTGACACTCGCGACAGGGATACAGCCCAAGCCGCCGCCGAGGCAGAGAGAAGTCTGCCACCCACAGAGCCAATTGTGGCTCAAGACGCCCCATCACGCGACATTCCCGCCCAAGAGGCTCAGCCAGACCCTTCTGCTTCTCAAGCGGTCGTCCCATATGACCCCAATGACACCGATGTAGCGAGGAACCTGCGTCAGGCTCTGGAGCGTTTTGGTGTTGCTGACCAGTTCACGGCAAGGCTTGTAGATCAAGTAGGAAAAGCGACTTACGACGCTGATGGCAACGTGATTGTGGCGCCCGACCCAAGCGCTATGGAGGAGCAGGCTAGGTCGGCGGAGGAAGGCAGGCCATACACAGTTGAAGGGAACTTCAGCCCCCTGACCAGATTAATACAGGTGAGCCTAGACGCGGTAAGGCCAAAGGTCGAGGCTGGAATGACCTATGATCAGGCCGTCGCGGACATTCTTAACCACGAGATTGTCCACGCACTGCGTCGTCTTGACTTATTCACAGCAAAAGAGTTTAGCCTGCTTGAGCGGGTCAGTCGCAAATACATCAAGCCAGATAGCGGCGTAACCTACGCAAACTGGGCATCATCAACATACGCAGATCGGGCCCCAGTAGAGGTTCAGGAGGAGGCGATTGCGGAGATGATCCGTGACGCCCTTACAGAAGGCGTTGTTATTGACGGCAGGCAGACTAAGCCCACCGGCAAGATACGTCAGATGATCAACAAGATTGTCGATTTTGTGAAGAGTCTTGCAGGCTTTTCTCAGGATCAGGATATACGCTCCTTTTCCGAGCTGGTGGACGCAGTCAAGGCTGGAGAGGTGGGGCAAAGAGAGCGTGGCGCTGTTCGCACCCAGATGGCCGTGGAGCGAGAAGCTGGTGCTATACCTGAGCGCGGGATCACATCAGAGGTTCTTGGCTTTCAGTATGAGCGACCTCGGGGCCTTGGTGATACAGCAAGAGAAGCTGTTGCTGGGGCCGCAGATCAGCCCATAATCGATGAGGCCATGATGAGTCGGCGCCTCGTCAGGGCAGAAGAGCAGGGCTTTGACACCAGCAAGGTGTATTACCACGGCACGGCCTCCCCCGATATACGTCGATTCCGCACGGAAATCCCCCACGCAAGAGGCATCATCGCCGGACACTTCACAACCAATCCAGAGTTTGCTGACACGTTCGTGCCCCTGACAGCAAGGGAGGGCGAGGCGCAAACCATCTATCCTGTCTTTTTGCGAGCCAACAACACGTTTAATCCTCGCAATGACCAAATGAGAGCGTTGGTTCTTGATGAGATTGTTAAGGGGCGAGACGGCCAAGGACACAATTTTATTGTTGACCATGCGTTACGCACATCAAAGCTGGACCTTAAAGAGTCAGACGCCATTGGGTTCGCAGATTCGGCTGTGGAAGAGGCTAGGGCCGCGATCTCAGTAAGTCCAAACAAGACCAGCTTTGAAGAGCTTGAGATAATGTCTCCGTTCATCAAGGCGGCTGGCTTTGACTCTTATCTCGACTTTGAGGGCGGCGCCAGAGGAGTGACCGGCATAGCGGTGTTTAATCCCGCTGACATCAAGGGCGTGTTTGCTGAGTTTGATCCGTCCGGCGTCCCAGAGGGGATGCGGTACGAAGATGACATCATGTTTAGCCGCAGGGCAACAGGCACTCCAATAACCAGTGCCGTAGCTAGGGCCAAGAAGAAGCATGAAGGTCTTAGGTTTAGCACTGAAGAAGAATTTTTTGGCAAAATCTGGCCGTCATTGATGGCGGATGTTGGCGGCACCGTTCCTGCTAACAAGCTGAGGGTAGCCGCCAAGCGTGCAGTAAAAGACCTCAAAGAGTGGGTCAAAAACAACCCCAAGTACAACGACTACTACAGCGAGGACATGAGGGCGACTCGCGCCTCCCTTGAGGCTGAGTACGGGGAAATGGCTGATAGCGATTTTGCTCTGTACATGTTTCTAAATGGGATCACGTCTCCGGGGACAAAGCTGGCATCGAATGTTGGGGATGCGGTCAAGGCGTTTGACCTTTATCGCCGCGACGGCAACTTTGACGCGATTACAATGGGGCTCAGCGACAAGGGCAACATGGTCATTAAAGACTCTCCGATTAGCATATCCGGCCTCACCGCGTCAGCTAAGGCTAGGACAATGAAGTCCTTGGACAAACTGATTCGCGAGCAAGGTAGCGTGGAGGCCGCGCTTGAGCACCTGTTTGAGCCTGTCACGATGAAGGAGCTAGAGTCGTTTAAGCAAGGGCTAGGGTATTCGGGCGTTGACAAGAAGTCTGACATACGCGGTCTAGTAGAGGACGCGACGGGCCAGAAGCCAGACAAGAATCAGCTTATTCCTAGAATGTTTTTCTTAGGGCCAAAGCTGGGTGCGTACACGCTCAACCTGATGGGCAACAGCCGATACCAAACTGTTGATGTCTGGGAGGCTAGATTTATACGCAGTTATTTTGATAACATGTATGACACCAATACAGGCATCACAATGACTGCTGATGAGGGCCGCTTGTTTCGCGACTTCAGCAGGGTCTTTTCTGAAGAGTTCGAGAAAGTGTCTGGCTACAAGGCAGACCCCGCAACTCTTCAGGCAATGCGCTGGTTTTACATGATTAACTCAGCCAAAGAGGCTGGATATTCTGGAGCTTCAACCAATGAAACGATATCAGAACTCACAGAAAAACAAATCCAAAACACTAGAAAAGCTCGCTATGGAGGCAGGTCGTCGGGCGATGGAGCGGTTCAGGTCGGAGACCAAGCAACAAGAGAAGGCCAAGAAAGAATAGAAGACGCCCCGCTTGCGTCTCGGCGCAAAATTGATCCAGCCAAGGTTGAGGCGGCTGTTGCAGAGACAGCGGCAGAGGCAGAGGCGGCAAGATACAATGTTCCTCTTTACAGCACCAAGGCATCACCAGAGGCCCAGTACATAGCTAGGAATCCAGAAGCCTCAATCATTACTGATGACGTGTTAGAGGCAAGACAGCCGAAGTACAGCAACACCGCAAACAGGGTCATCAACAGCCTTACCGCAGACCGACCTCAAGCCGCCGACCCCATGCAGGAGTTCATGGAGGCAACTGGCGAAGACAGCACTATCGACTATCAGCTAACAAGGGCAAAGCAAGCCACGGTCAACCGGTACGCTAGGCTAGAAAAGCTACACAAGAAATACTTCAGGGACTATCTGGCCGATACTAGCGCGATAGCGTCTGTGTTGTTTGCCGACAGGTCTCGCGGCGTCACCGCCTCTGCAATCAAGGACGGCGTCCCACAGTACCAGCAGGGATACACAAAAGTCGTGGACTTCACCCACAAAGGGAGAAAGTATCGCGGCCTAATCGACATACTGGGTATGCTCCGCACCAAAGAGCATGGTGACCTTAGTAGGCTGGCCCAGTCTTATGCTATCGCTATGCGTGGGCGCCGACTGAACGACGAAGGCAAGCCGACACCCGTCTCCAAAAAGGATATAGATGATGTCAAGGCCGCAGTAGCCGAGTACACCGATGTAAATGGCAACAACCCGATCATTGAGTGGTATGACGCTTGGCAGGCATACAACAACAAGGTCATTCAGTTCCTGCAAGATACAGGCGTGCTGTCAGAAGAGACCGCAGTAAGCTGGCGGGAGGCGTCAGACTATATTCCGTTTTATCGGGCGCTCGACAAGTCCGCCAAGGTCGGTAGCGTTACGCATGGCGTATTTGGCGACCTAACCAAGCTGGGCTCGTTCCGTGCCTACAAGGGTAGCGACAAGGCAATCAATGTGCCGCTCGTTGAGGCTATCGTAAAAAACACATCTGCGGCGATTGATATGGGCATGAGGAACGTAGCCCAACAAAGAATCGCCCGTGACATGCAGAAGCTACAGCTTGCAACACAAGTGCCTTACGGTAGACGCAACGAGGCCGGTGTTGTTACATTTAAGGTCAGGGGAAACCCTGTCAGCTTCTTAATACACGACCCCTTGATTTATGAGTCGATGCAAGCAATCGACAGCACAGGGGTCGAAGACTTCTCTCGGACATACTTTGGCCCATTCTCTAACTTGTTAAGAGAAACGGTAACTAGATCCCCCGGATTTATGCTTGCCAACATGTTCAGGGATAGCCTATCTGCGTTTGTTACGTCTGGCTCCAATTTTGTTCCACTGTTAGACACCGTTCGCGGCGCCTTTGGGGATGTCAATAGGCTTGAGCGCACAGGTGTTGTCGGGGGGTATGATTTTTCTGTAGGCCAAAACATGTTTACTGGCGAGGCCAAGATAGATGACCTTTTTGAGCAGGAGTTTGACCGCAGAAGCAAGAACGGCCTACCGCTTAACATGTTTAAGGGTGCGTGGGACTTCTTGGGTCGGGCAACTACTCGCTCTGATGCGGCCACAAGACAGGCTGTATTTAACGATGTATATAGCCGCACAGGAAATGAAGCTGAAGCGCATTTTCAGGCTCAAGAGGTGCTGAACTTTTCTAGACGGGGCAGTAACCCCGTCATGAGGGCAATAACTGCGGCGATACCATTTTTAAATGCAAGGATACAGGGCCTAGACGTGCTGTATAGAGGGGCTATAGGCACAAATAACGCGAACACCGAGCTTGGTCGTAGCAGGGCGGCATTGTCATTTGCTTTGAGAGGGGCGCTTCTAGCCTCGGCAACTGCCCTCTACTGGACAATGGTAAGTGACGAAGAAGAATACAAAGAGGCAAGCCCTGAAGAACGCGACAATTACTGGCTGATCCCGATGGACGGTATGGTGCTCAGACTGCCCATCCCGTTTGAGGTCGGCTTGATATTCAAGACAATACCAGAGATGTTGTTAGACACAACATACGGCGAGAGAACGTCGCGTCAGGCGTTTGAGACAGTAAAGCGCGGAGTGACATCGACCTTGGAGTTTGACCCTGTGTTTGGGATACAGGCGATTGCTCCAGTGCTTGAGGCTTCTGTTAATTACAACAGCTTTACAGGAAGGCCAGTGGTTCCTGTGTGGATGACCGGTAAGTTGCCGGCACAGCAGGCCACAGATTACACGTCAGAACTAGGCCGGTTTATTGGTGAGTCACTGAGCATATCGCCAATGAAGATAGATCACATCATGAAGGGATATACCGGCACGATGGGAACATATGTCTTGGACTGGACGGACAGGGTGATAAGAGACCCGAATGTGTCCGACAGCCTGAAAGACATGGGAGTCAGCATTTCATCACCGGAGTTTCCGTCAGCCGCTGTATATGACTATCCAGTATTAAAGAGATTCTTGCGGGGGCCAGAAGGCACTGGCTTGAGAGATCAGTTTTATGACCTGTACAACGAAGTACGCCAGACCTACAACACCATGAATGATCTGCGCGAAGAGGGCAGGACTGAGGACTTAAACCGCCTTATCTCAACAAGAGGGACACTGCTTGATGTGAAGAGCCCTGTTTACAGCCTGAAGCGCAAGCTAGACAAGATTAGGAAGCGAAGGCAGGCGATACTCAGATCTGACCTTGATCCAGATGTAAAACGCGACAGAATAGAAGAGCTAAACGAGCTTACAAATAAGATGTTGGCCATTGTGCCTGAGCTGGAAAAGGCCGCAGATAGGCCGGCGACAAGGATGTTTCAGTAGATTGCAGGCTTTAGCGGAGACGTAGAATGCAGTTGCAGAAGTTTGCTCAAAGCGACCGACAGGCCGAAGTTGCGTCAATGGCAGACGGAGGATTTACTAAATCGCAGATTGCCCAAGAGCTGGGCATTGACGAGCGCAATGTTTACCGCATTTTACAGCGGATCAAAAACAACGCGGCCAAGCGCGGGTATAGTCCAGAACACGACATGACACACACTGTGCCGCATGGGTACAAGGTCAAGGGCGTATCTACCTATTACAACGATGAGGGCAAGCCCACTGGACAGTGGGTAAAGTCTGCCGCCGATGAGCAAGAGCGGGTAGACGCCTTACTCAAGGCGGTCGAAGATGCCGCAACCTCCCTGCCAAAGTTCAAGCCTGTTGCCGCACCCAAGCAATTCAATGAGAACCTTGCCTCCCTGCTCACCATCACAGACTTCCATCTCGGCATGAAGGCATGGAAAGACTCAGACGGGGACGACTGGGACGTGACCATTGCTAGA